GACCAGTTCTTCAAATAACGACAGTGGTGTCAGGTGATGATCTAGTAAGTAAATTCGGTTCTCCTGACAACAACACAGCCATCAGCTTCTTTACTGCTTGGAACTTTTTACAGTACAGCAATAATGAAGCCATAATTCGTGCTCTTGGATCTGGTACCAAAAATGCTACAGCAAATGGTAACGGAACATTGATCATGAATGGTGACGATTATTTCAATAACGTATATTCATCCAAGACAACAAATTCTTGGGTAGCTCGTTACCCTGGAGCTTTGGGTAACGCTCTCGAAGTTTTCGTATTTGCTAATACAGCTGCATTCAATACATCGGCAGCAAATACTTCTGATCCATTATACAACTTTGTAAATCAGTTTCCATATGCTCCCAATACAACACCGTCTGTATCGACGCAGACCGGTGGTCGTTTGACTGGAGATGGAGTTCACGTTCTGGTTGTTGACTCAAGTGGTCAGATTACTGGTCAAGCAAATACAGTCCTTGAAGTATTCCCAAATCTATCACGTTTGATTGATGCTACAGGACCAGATGGTAGCAGCAACTATTACAAAGAATTTATTTGGCAGAACAGTAAGTGGGTTTATTGGAACGGAACACCACAGGCCAACAATACAGGTTGGGATGTAACGATTGCCCAGGCTAACACCAGTGGTATAGCTTCGGATGCTAATACAGCAAACATAGCTATATTGGGTGGTGGAGCTGATGGTACAATAACTGCCGCTAACACGGTAACTGCATTGGATCTATTCAACGATAAGGATAACGTTGATATTGATCTTCTTATGATGGGCGGCGGCGGACAAACCGAAACCAACGAGGCTGTTTCGATAGCCGAACAACGTAAAGATATTGTAGTCTATGGATCACCTCCATTAGCTAACACAACCAATCCAATAAGCCCAACTGTTGCTATTAACAATTATGCTGGTGGTGTAACGCGTTCTAGCTATCTGTTTTTGGACAGTGGTTGGAAATATCAGTTCGATCAATTTAATGGCATTTACCGTTGGGTTCCATTGAATGGAGACACAGCTGGACTTTCTGCTAGAACCGACAACACTCGTGCCCCATGGTGGTCACCAGCTGGTTTGCAGCGTGGTCAGATTCTCAATAGCATCAAATTAGCATTCAATCCTCGTCAACCAGATCGAGACGCTTTGTTCTCTAATGGTATAAACCCTGTTGTAACATTCAAGGGTGAGGGAACCATGTTGTTTGGCGATAAGACATTCGTCAATTTCGCATCGGCTTTCGATCACATCAACGTACGTCGTTTGTTCATATTCTTGGAAAAGACAATAAGCAAGGCGGCTCGTTCCTCATTGTTTGAATTTAATGATGCATTCACACAAGCATCATTTGTCAACTTGGTATCACCATTTCTAAGAACCGTTAAGGGCGGACGTGGTATATACGATTATAGAGTGATTTGTGATTCAACCAACAACACAGGTGATATTGTTGATGCAGGTAAGTTTGTTGGCGATATATACATCAAGCCAGCACGTTCAATCAACTTTATCCAGTTGAACTTCATAGCTGTTGGAACCAGTGTATCCTTCAATACAATTGTTGGTAATTTCTAAGAATCGGAGTGATTAACACATGGCATTTGATGTAACACAATTTAGAAGTAATCTACCAGGAGATGGAGCGCGTTCAAACCTATTCGAGGTTACGCTTCAGTTTCCAAATTGGCTTACAAATTCAGTATTAGCTGGACAGAAATCACAATTCTTGGTAAAAGCTGCTCAATTACCTGGTTCAAGTATCGGTATTGCGCCTTTGTTTTACTTTGGTCGAGAAGTTAAGTTAGCTGGTAACAGAACTTTCCAAGATTGGACAGTTCAGATTATCAATGACGAAGATTTCGTTATAAGAAATACCATGGAAGCTTGGATGAATGGTATCAATGGACCAATCACCAACATCCGTAATACCAACGCAACCGTTCTTGACGGCGGCTATGGTGTTGATTCTAGTGTTAATCAGCTCGGTAAAACTGGTGCGGTTCTTAAGACGTATCAATTTTTGGGCATATGGCCTATCGATCTAAGTCCAATTGAATTAGATTGGGGTAGCAACGATCAAATTGAAGAATTCACTGTAACATTTGCAGTACAGAATTACATTGACCCTACAGTTGACCAACAATAACCAATTGATTTTATTATGATAAATAGGGTAGTGACCTAAACTACCATTGAGGTAAGATATGAGATTATGGGGTTTTAAGATCGAGAGAGAAGGCGATGACATCGCCACTCCAACTCCCATACAACCAGAAAATAATGATGGGGCTGTCGTAATTGACGCCCCATCAGTTGGTTATTATGTTGACCTTGATGCCAGCTATCGTTCTGAACTGGATTTACTTAGCAAATATCGTCAGATGTCGTTACAACCAGAAATGGAGAACGCGATATCAGATATCATTGACGAAGCTATAGTTCATGATAAAGATGGTGATGTGCTCAGAATGAATCTAGACAAACTGGATCATAAAGTTTGTCCGGATAAAATCAAGAAGATGATTTTGGATGAATTTAGAGCGGTTGTGAATCTATTAGATTTCAATAATTTTGGTGATGAGATTTTCAGAAAATGGTATATTGATGGACGTTTATATTATAACGTCGTCATTGACCAAAAGAATCCAAGAAATGGTATCCAGACATTAGTCTATATTGATTCTAGAAAAATTAAGAAAGTTCGTCAAGTGATGAAAGCTCGCGACGATAAAGGAGCCGAAATAATCACTGGTGTAGAGGAATTCTACATTTACAATGATAAATTGATGATGAATAATCCAAATGCAGGAAAGCCTCAATTTGAATCATCGACGGCAAATGGTGTGCGTTTGTCAAAGGATAGTGTGGTCCAGGTTACTTCTGGAATTTATGATCCAATTAAGGGAACCGTTCTAAGTTATCTCCACAAAGCAATTAGACCAATGAACCAATTGAGGTTTGTTGAAGACGCTACAGTCATCTATCGCGTAACGCGCGCCCCAGAACGTCGTGTATTTTACATTGGCACTGGTGGGATGAATAAAACCAAGGCCGAACAATTTCTTAAGGATATGATGACTAAGTTCAGAAATAAACTGAACTACGATCCAGTCAGCGGCGAAGTCAAAGATGATAGAAGACATATCGCCATGTTGGAAGATTTTTGGATTCCAAGACGAGAAGGCGATAAGACCACAGAAATTACACAATTACAAGGTGGTCAGAGTTTGGGTCAAATGGATGATGTTATGTATTTCCAAAAGCAGCTCTATAGAGCTTTGGGAATACCAGCTTCTAGAATTGAGAACCCAGCATCGCTATTCAGCATTGGAGAATCTGGACAGATTTCAAGAGACGAAATCAAATTTGATAAAGCTATAGCCAGACTTCGTTCCAGATTCTCATTGTTATTTGATGAATTGATGGAGCGCCAATTAGCTTTGAAAGGTGTTTGTACCGTAGAAGAGTGGCGTCAATTCAAACAGGATATCTATTACGAATTCCATACAGATAACAACTATGTAGAACTCAAGGATAGTCAGCTTCTCAATATGAGAGCGGATACCATGACAAAACTACAACCTTACGTTGGTATCTATTTCTCCAAGTTATGGGTACAGAAGAAAGTATGGCGTATGGACGATGACGATATCGAAATTGAAACCACGCAGATGGAGAAAGAACGTCAGGCTGCAGAGAAGGAAGAACATCCACCATTGGCGGGTTATCCACCACTTACTCCACCTGGAGCACCACTACCTGACGAGAATTTAGGTATGAATGGTCCAGAAGGTGAGGATTCTAATGGAACAGCTGGTAAAACCAAAGGTAAAACCAAAGAAAAGGATGATCTAAATAATACGACACAAAAATTTATGAGCGGTGAACAATAATGGCACTAACAGACCACGCACAAGAACAGAACGCGTTAGCGTTCGAACAAGAATTAAAAGCAGCACTAGCCGAAAGAGTTGGAGCAGCAATAGACGCCAAAAAGGTTGAAGTTGCCGGAACCATGTTCAAGGAAAGTGTTGGACATATAGAAAAGGGAGCATTCCATCGCTGGCTAGGTAAGTCCGAAGATCAGCCTATTACAGCGGATGATATCGCCAAGGGTAAAGCAGCTGGCGGACATGCAGAAAAGATGGCTATATTTGCCCAGAATTTCGGTCACGCAAAATAATATGTCGAAGACTCTGGATATAATCCATGAAGCTGTTGTTAATAAGCATCGCGCTCGTAACGAAGCGATCAAGCGCATTCTTACGCGCCATAAGACTGGTATTATAAACCAATCTGTTGCTAATCAACAATTAAAATCTTGTGGACATCCAGGTCTTAACATGGAAGAACTTATTCCAGAAGACTACGAATCCAAGACTGAAGGTAAGCATACACATATATTCCATGATGACGTTAAGATTGGAACTATAACCCACAAAAAGCCTTCGTCGTATAAAGGTGTTCATCATCCAACAGGGAAAGAATTTAATACAGGTTCTTTGTCCCACGCAATGTCCACCATTCATAAGCTTCATTCCAGCCATAATAGATTCAACGAATCAGTTGAAGACCCACATCATGGTTTCAAACCAGATCAAATGATCAAGAGGAAACATGAAGGCGAAATAAAGGACGCGCGTTATCTTGGACCACACCATAATAAAGAATACGCTAAGATCATAAGCCATAATGGTAAGAAAATAACGGATAGATGGGAAAATCTTATCAAAGAGAGTCTTCCATCAACTGCTTCATCATCGGATTACGTTGATGATTTTGTTCACTCCAAGAATAAAATGTTCAAAGGTGATAGCAAAAAACAAAGAATTAGACGCGCTCTTGGTGCATATTACTCCAAACATAAGAAATGAAAAACTTCAAGGAATTTCTAACAGAAGCAAAGGATCCACCAATGCTTCTCACTTTAAGACGTCAGGGAATTAGAAATTTCCCTAATGGCGATAGAGTGGCTTTGTTTTCGAATCCACAATTAAATATACAATTGGCTATTCCTTATGATTTCAAAACAGGGAACCTAAAATCATCCAACGTAAAACCAATCAAAGAAAATGAAGATTTCGAAGACAAGGATGATAGAGTAGAAGAACTCCAAAGTGCATACGAGAAACTTAACAGTAAGAAAGAACTGTCTGAACTAGAATGTGCGCTATTCAATTGGTTATCTTCTGAAATAGAAGAATTTGGTGAATTCTATGAAATGGATGACGAGACGTTTGATGATGTCTACGATGATTACAAAGCCTTAACCGAATCTCATATCGTAGAACGTCGTCACCGTAAATTTTCTAGTTTTGCTGATTGGCATGATCACGCAACAAAGAAAAGTAAGAATAGAGCCAAATTTAAGATCCATAAAAATGGAGATTTGACTAGCGCATTTTTCGATGGAAAACATATGGGTTCATTTCATCACCATAGAAGATATGGTGATTTGTTTGAGTCAGTTATCCATCATCTAAATAGAATTGTTACCACAGGAGAAGAGGAAGAAGTAAAATTCTCCAATGGTGATACATTACGCGTCCATCCGGTCACAGCCCAAATGGTCGTTAACTTGTATAACAAGGTTAATGATGGTAACCAAAGAAAGATTTCCCAAATGATACATTCTGGGCCAGCAGGTTTGGTAAAAGTAGCCGACTTTGCCCAAGAGCAGCTTAAAAGAGGCGACACATGAGTGCACCAAACGTTCCTGACGTACAATTATTAACAGATTCTGATGCAAGAGTGGTCATCAAAGTTTCGGCTTTTTACACATCAGCCCAAACGGCTGGTAACACAGTCATAATTCAAGCAAATACCCTTAAAGGCGCGAATACGAGTATTGTTCCTTGTTATTTGGATGTTGAAAGTATTGAATTTGATGTTGGTACAGCTAATGGTTTCCTATCTGTTGAATATGTTGGTTCTGCTGCCAACCAAAAGATCATAAGCTTTGGTCGTGTTGGTGGAGCAGGCGTATTCGAACAGTGGATACCTAACAATGCAACAAACCCAACTGGTGATATTAATCTATTCAATAGCGCTTTGGATGCTAATGATACATATTCCATGGTAATTACCATGAGAAAGAGAAATGATGGCACACAAGCTTGGGCTAACCTCTTTAATGCATACAACCACACGAAGGGTTTAGGTGGTTAATTGTGGGTTCTTTCAAAGATTTTCTGGTTGAAAACGCTCCAAGGATTAAGCGCGTTAAGCTTCGTTTTAGAGACGGTAAAGCGCAACGAAACGTAAAGGTCGGGAACGTTCCAGGATTTCGTTTGAATCAAGGCAAATTAGTGAGAATGTCTTCAACAGAAAAAATCCATAGAAAACGTGGAGCTATGAAGAGTCGATTTAAGAAAAGAGCAAAATTGGGTCGAGCTATTATCAAGAGAACTAGAACTCTCAGAAAGAGGAATTCAATAGGAATATGATAGACCTAAATACAATGATGGTAATATATCATTCCATCCAGGAGATTAAAATGTTTGGTTTACACCCGCTTTCGTTAGGAATTGGAGCAATCATTGGTGCTTGTGTACCAGTTGTTGGTATTTGGATCCGTAAGCAAGTTGCTTCCGTTAAGGCAAAGGCAGCTCCTTTGGAATCCACTGTGGCTAATACTGTAAGTTCAGCAGTGAATACCGCTGTTGCAGCCGTTGAAAAGAAGATTTAATGATCAATGACCAGGTGAGAAATCACCTGGTTTCCCAAAATGATAAAAGGCAAATTGTTAACCGAGGAAATCACCGATTTCCGATACATCACCGAAGACACAGAAGGTGGTAAGAACCTTTACATTGAAGGTATTTTTCTTCAATCTAATGTAAAGAATAGAAACAAGCGCGTTTATTCCAAGAATATCATGGAACGCGAGGTTAACAAATACAATAGCGATTGGGTATCCAGAAATCGCGCCTATGGAGAATTTGGTCATCCAGATAATCCACAAATAAACATGGATAGAATTTCACACCGTATTGTATCCCTCAAAGAAGACGGTGATAATTGGATTGGTAAAGCCATTATTATTCCTGAAGGTAAAGGGAAAATTGCTCACGGTATCATTAGGACAGGCGGAATGCTTGGCGTTTCGTCACGTGGTATTGGTACTTGGAAAGTCGTTGAGGACACCAAATATATCAACGACGATTACAGATTGATGACAGCTGCTGATATTGTGGCTGATCCATCTGCCCCAGATGCTTTTACAACATCATTAATGGAGCAACAAGAATGGATCCTCGATGCCGCAAATGGTAATTGGCAACTAGTAGAAGAATCCATAAAAATGATAAAGTCCGCAAAGAAAAAGGATTTGGAAAAATCCTTATTGAATGCTTTCGAACACTTTGTTAACGGCATTTGATGTTTGAATCCCAAAACAACAAACATTCTAAATATAACATCAGAACAGAGGCTCACTTAATATGAAAA